GATCTGGGTTAATGGATTTACTTGATCGGCATTAACCTGAGCGTCCACATACTGTCCATTACCAGCTTCGATCCGAATTGTAGTCTTTGGATTAGAGTCAATATCTCTAACAGATGGTGCAGAAGGAATCGACGGCGCGTAATTGTTCAAGCGGCTAGAACTGTTCTTACCAACATATTGGCTCAGTTTCTCAATCTGCTCGAGTACATACATACCGTTACCCATAGCTTTCTGATTGTCGTAGGCAGATACTCCATAGTTTTTCTTCACCCATTCATTGGATGCAGACTTATAGTACCCACCAGCAACCGGCTCAGCAGCCTTAAATAACTCTTGTGCTTTTTGCTTCGCATCACCTTCATAACCAATATCCTTAAGTCTCTGTTCAATTTCTTCAACAGAAAGCCCGTATTTTGCGGTTTTTCCAGTCTTTGATGCTTCCATTTTGCCTTGAGTTGCTTTGAGCGCATCAGCCCAGGCTTCGGTGGAAGATTTAGCTTCTTCCCTTGCGATCTGGCCAGCATGGCGGTAACCGTCACCAATACCACGTGCAGAATCTTTAACACGGTCATTAGATTTGGCCCATTCGTCCATGGATTTGATGGCAGCAACACCTGTGTCATCAATCTGAATCTCAAGATTACGGCCAGCATTTGCAGCATTGGTTGCAGCAATGACACCAGCATCACCGGATGCAGCTGCCGACTGAGCCGCTTTTTCATAAGCCTTTTGCACACCTTCTGCAGTTGCCTTGCCGCTATCCCGGATCGTGATGTAATCCATCAATGCTTGCTGGGCAGCCAGCTTGAGATTTTCCTTTGTCTCAATACCAAGACGTCTAAAAGCCTCTGTGACAGGATCAATATCATCTGGCAATTCTTGAGCTTGATGTTTAATCGCAATTAAGCCTTGCTCTACCTGACCAGTCGAAACTTTACCTTGATCACCAAACTCCTGAAGCTTGGCTTTGGCCATATCAATTTCGGCCTGACTCTTCGCTGTTTGGAGCCATGTCAGCCAGGCTTCATAGGTAACATTACCAGCTTGCTTGCCCTTAACCCCAAGCTCCTCAAGGCCGGCCGCAAAGGTAGTAACATTTTTGCCATTTTCAGCGAACTTTTCAGAGACACGATTTAAGGAAACGTCCAGATCCATGCCTAAGGCTGTTGCAGCTTTTCGCGCTTTGT